CGGACTGTTAATCCGTAGGTCCCTGGTTCGAGCCCAGGTCGAGGAGCCAAATAAGTAAAGGGGTTGCCGTCAGGTAGCCCCTTTTTCTTTGCCTCGAATTTTTAGCTTGGCTAGCATCGGGCTAGCATTACGCATTAATAAGAGGCATACGGCTGCAACCCCATTTCACGAATTTTTGATTGAAATTGAAAATTTTATTGGTTAATATCAATTTAAGTGCTTAAGAACACGATCACAGAGCGGTAAGTCGCCCCGTCAGTTTGCGACTATTTTTATTGGTATTTCTTCTTCGGACGGGGTGTGTGCAATGGGTAACCTTGTGCGCTCATCTCTGTGTGAGTTCTTAAACACCCCGTCCACCCTTCGTTTAAGAGCGAGCTGGTGGGATTTGAAATCTCACAGAGGAGTAATCATGTCATCTAAGACTAGCAATAAAACCCACGCTCAGGGTCAAGAGCAAACCCCAATCATCACTGGGGCATTTTCACCAAGCACTGCACTCTTGCAAATGCTTATCCACTTTGGCGATCAACTCTCTCCAAGTGATTGGAAGCAGTTGTATGACGAACAGTATTACGTCAAAACTACGCTCGAAGGCCGGGAGAATCTTACCCAGAATCTTGCCATTTATATATCGCAAGATCATGCAGGCAGAGATAACGGTGAGCTTGTTACTGGTCTTTATGCTGAGATAAGTCAAGCAACTCCTCAACTCCTTACGCTAGTGAGTAGAGCCTTTGGAGAGGTCAATGCGCTTCTTGAGATAGATGCCTTAGCAACTGATCGCGTGGAAGTGTTAGGGGGCGCTAAATGAACTGTGCAAACCAATCTACGGAGCTCTGGTTCTACCCTAAATATGGAAAACTCCGTTTTGATAAACGGGAGGATATTGAGGATTATCGAGATTACCTCATAAAGCAAGTATCAACCCTAGCTCTAGCCATGAATGAGACACGCTCTGAGGATTGCCTAACAATGCTTTCAGACATAAATCTAGACCTCAACAACAATCTTTATCAGTGCATGAATTTGCTTGCTGAAAGCGAGGCTAATGATGAGTAATCATTCCGCACTCTCACAAAAGCAGTTAGATGCCTTTGAAAAAGGCTTCCTCTACTTGGATATTGCTACTCAATTTCTGCACTTGGTTTATTGCGACTTGCGCCGTGATGATCCGATCCTCAATGGAGAGAATGGGCGCAAAAGTAGCGAGCTAATGGATTGCATCGCTTGCCTTATGGATGATGCTCAGGAGTTAATCACCAATGCAGTGCGGGGAGGTGAAGATGAGTAAGCAATTTATCCCTGAAGTCCAAGCAAGCGACTTAGCACCTGAGTGCGTTCGTCAGGCCATGATCACCAAGCTCCAATCTACGTCTTTAGCGTTTGATTTCAACGGCAAGCGTCAATCCTTCTCAAGCCTTCGAGAGCTTGCTGATCGCATTGAGTTGCATACCAATTACTACAACAACCTTGTGGCTGGTAAAGCACTAGGGCGTAGTGATCTTGATGGCGATATTGAGCGCATGACGGACTGGCTCGTATTAGCAAATGACTTGCTAAGTAATGTTCAAAGCAAGCTGGCTAATGGAATCTATCAAGGGGTGCGTTATGAGTAATCAATTCCACCTTTCTTTTGCTGTCAAAGGTCATGCACTAGAGCCTCGATTGCGTAACGGAGATCACGTCATTGTCGATACACGCTTAGAGCCTGATACGGATGATGACGTGGTACTAGTAGCTAAGGATGGCTCTACTAATGTCTTTTGCTTAGAAAGTATCGCGGTCAATGGCACTTGTTACTTTCAGTCCTTGCAAGGTGATAAACCTTTTCACCTGAAGCACAAAGACATTAAGGCGATGTACGTCATTGTTGCCATTCAATACCCAAGTAGCCCTATATAAAGTGATCCGCTTCACTACCTGGTTAATTGGGGGGGCTAATTACCCCCCTTTTTTTGTTTGCAATTTAGATGCTTTATTTAGAGGTTTTTGAGGGATAAGGCTGTTCTGCGCAGGATTTTGACAAGAAAAACTGTCTTGTGGCAGTTTATAAAAAAGGAAAGTAAGTGGCCTGGTTTAAGTTTTACCCATCTGATAACAATAAAGTCCAATCATTAATATCATCAGACAAATTAAGTGAGCCTAAATCAGTGCCGTCGGACGGCATGAATGTATGGCCCCCACTTGCATCATCAATCGCCATTTCTGGTGATTGGTAGCTTCCAAGGGCTTCATTCATATAAATGACGTGAAATCTTCCATCGGATGATTTGGCTATGTATACAGGCTCTTTTTGGGTTTCATGCTTAAGTATTTTTTGCATATATTTAGATGGTGTTTTGGTTGTTCGGTTTGCGAGCTTAACTCCAGGCCATTTAAAAAAATCCCACTAAGGGACGCTCTTTTTTATTTTAAGCATAAATTACTCGTATATTGAATCCCCAAAACATAGGGCTGGTATTTTTTGGGGAGAGTATCTTAGGACAACGATAGTCTAAACGTTAATATTCGCGGCAAGCTTAGCCCAAGGACTATCGTTTGGTTCTTCATTCTTGACACTTACTTTTGACCTAGAGCTTGGTGAGAACCCCAATTCAGTAGCGGCTTTCATCATGATCTGAGCCTGTTTATTCGCAATAGCAAGATAAGGGGATTGAATCTCTAGCCCAGTATTGGGCGCTTTAACTACCATCCCATTTTTCTCGATGCCTTCTAGGGCCTGCCTATGCAAATCCTCGGCGGCAACCCATACAGTAAGGATGGATTGATCTAATTGCTTTAGGAGTCCTTTGGGAGCGTTGTAGATTGCGAACTCCCAGCTTGCCTTCTGTGATTCAGTCATCCAATCAGGAGGGCTTGTAAGGTCTCCTATTGGCTTTGGTTCATTTGGATTGGTGCGGCACTTTCTAGCCGTGCCTTTTAATAGCTTTAAATGTGTTGGAATTGGTTTACCTGCCATGACTACCCCCTGTGATTATGTTGGATGCGTGAAAATTGTTGAAAACCGTCGATTATGTAGAGAGCAGCACCAGAAAACGGCCCATCCCCTGGGTGTTGTTCATCCATATTGATCTCTATTAAATTAAATATTCTTTTATTGGAAGAAGGGGGAAAGGTGTTACCCAATCCCCCGCCCGTGCATAAGCCGTCTTGTCCTAACTCTTATGCTGCTAGAGGTTTTGCGAAATTGGCCCACTCTCTAGCTTGGACCAGCAGGAATAAATTCCAGCTATCGACCGATCTCTCGATCAATCAAAATGCTTAAGAAGCTACCAATGTTCCAATAATGACTCGGTTGCTGTCCGTTACATAGGTTGCTATGCGCTGCTCAACCAACAGAGTTCTTAAGTTCTTTGTGAAGTCATCATTTTCAAATCCAAGAATGATTTGAGCTGATGCCATTGAAGCAAGTCCAGCGCCTAAGCCGTCGGTAGTGGTGATCAAAAACTTATTGGTCGGCACTACTGATGCCTGCTTAATGCTGATACCTTCATAGTCTGGCAAACCCAAGAATGTGCCAGCGGTGGAGGCTTTTGTTAAAACCATGGTTGCATAGTCGGCAGGATTTAAAAATACTGTGCCTTGTAATCCATAGTTTGCTAACTTAGCAAGGGCGTTGGTGATGTTATCAATAGCAGGCTTGCCTGATGTTGATGTGAACGCTGTGTAGTTGCCCGTGGTGCAAAGGGTTGCATACAATAGCGCGTCAATCTTTCGCTTAACTGCCAGATGCAAAATACCAGATACTGCATTTTGCAGGTCTGGCACATCTTCTAAAGCCTGAACAGATACCTTGGTGTAATCCGCAACGGTAGAGAGCGCGATCGTCTGTGATGCTGTGTCAGGTGTGATGACTTGCTTTGCCGATCCTTGTGAGGACTGAACGCCAGCCGATGCGGTTGATCCAATCGTATTAATTACAACTGATGGGCCGCTTACAATTCTTTGGGGAATGTAATCAGCCAGGAAAAGACTATAAGAATCGGCGGTTACTGACAGAGGTTGTAAAACTCCCGGCAGGGTAAAGCTTGCGTCTGATGTGAGCGCTTTAACGCTAATATCAAGGCGGCCATCAAAGCCCTTTTGTTTTAGTTCATCAAAAGCCTTTTTCCACTCATGTTGAGTGCCGCTTAAATTGGATGATCCAAATCCAGGGCGGTTGCCTTTGGCTTCGAGAACATCAAGGCGGTCAATGATGTTATTTTTAAAACCCTCAAAAGCTTCATTGCCTTTTTCAATTAATTCAATAATTTGCTTACTCATATTTATTACTCCTAATTTATTAATAAAGTTCGGAATTCGATAGGCGCGGCTTCTCAGAACCAATCTGAGAGAGGCTTTTCATGCGGGATATAAATGCTTTAGATGCTGTGCGTGAAAGCCCGCAGTCTCTTAAAAAGAGTTCTGCGCTCCGTAGGTCGTTTATTCCTTGGACTGCTTCCAGCTTTTTCGATTTCAGCAAGTCTTTAATAGACTCCGGGATCGCCCCGTCTGCTTCTTTGGCTGCTTCCGTTTTGGTTTGGGTCATGACTCCCATGCCTTGCGGGATTGCTATTAAAAAATCCCAGAATCGCTCTGTTGTGATTGATTTCTTAATGCTTGATGCTATTTTACTAAAACGATTATTGATTTTCAAGGCATCAATCATTATTTTTTTCTCCCAATTTTTCTGTGATTGCTTGCATGGTTTTAACGGTGCTTAATGAGACATTGCGCCACGCCTCAGCAAGTTCATTAGCCGTTTTAAGCGCTTCATTTTTTTCCCCTTGCAAGGCGAGATAAATATGTCTGCACCCAACTGAAAGAGCGTTGGCACTGCGAACAATTTGCTGAGATACGGCTTGCTGATTCATATCTTCATGCATGAGTCTTTCTGCTAGCGAATAAAGAGATTGCAGGGCGTTCACGGTGTGCTCGTGCGCAATTTCTAACGATGCCTTTGGGTTTGGTGTGGTTAGTTTTTCGGTAATTTGATTCATGTTTAATTCTCCTAATTGATTCATTTAATAAAAAGTGGATGGTTGTGGAGGGTTTCCCATAGATCCCCTATGTTTTAGGCCGCTTACATGGGGTAATAGATAACCATCCACTACCCTCCACTCGATGAGTAAGTTGTATAAATTTCGCGCTTAATTGAGGTTTGATATAAATTGCTCTTGCTGCCTTTTTTCTTTGGGTATCGCTTAACCATTGCCTCGCTCCAGACCACCGCAGAAACTGCGTGCTCATTTCTGAGTTTTTTCCATTCGGTGTAATTGGCGAATAATTCGGCTGAGGAAGTCCATTGACCGCCCGAGGGCTCTAGGCACTCATCCATCCAGTTTTCGGGTGTTGCTTGACACTCGACATAGTCTTGAATTTCAACCTCTACAGCCTTTGATTTTGGTAGCTTCTTGCCATTTGCAATCCAGAGCAGATGACCATCGATCAACCAGGTAAGAATGTGGCCATCTTCTGCCCTTAGTTTTGCCGGAAGGTCGGGGTCTGCTTTAGCCTCCTTGCCGGTAAAGTCGGCAGCAAAGCGCACCATCTTTAATCTGCTTTGCATTGCAGGAGTAATTGAGTTCAGTCGCGGCCTGTGATTGCCGTAAACCAGCAATTTAAAGGTTCGATCAAACTCAAAGAAATTGCCCCCCATGTATCGAGCAGATAGTTTTGCATCGCCTGTTAGTTCATTGATTCTGGCCTCACTCCAAAAGGCGCTTGCATCAACCTCTGAGGCTACTGCTAGGCGGCATCCTTTGAGATTGGCTATCTCGGTTGGGTGTCCGTCATGCTTGGACTTCATTAAAGTTCCCGAGGCGATTTTTCTGGCATACGAACCCATTACGCGCATCACGGCATCGCCCAATGTGTTTTTGCCATTGCGCCCCGAACCAATCCAAAACATGAGCCAATGTTCTTCTAATGCACCCGAAAGGCATGATCCCAATGAGATTTGCAGAAATCTTTGAAGGTCATGATCACCACAAGTTATCTCATCTAAGAATTGTGGAAAACGTTTCCCATATCCTTCAACTGGCGAACATCCGGCAATATTGGTAATTAAGTCTGAGCGTGCGTGATCCAGGCATTCACCCGTCAATAGATTGATAGTCCCCGCAGGTGTGTTGAATAGATAATTTTCTTGGTCTAGCTGATCCGATGTAATCGCAAAAACGGGATCATTCTTACAAAAGAACTCCACGCCTCTAGAAAAAGAGCTGCGCTGAGAAATTTTGTCGTTAGCTTGTGCCGCAATTTCTCTAATGTAATGTTGAACCGCACCCTTAGATTCAACTGACCAAAAGTGTCCTGTCCATTCAAGCCATTGATTCGTGTGGTGTTCATAGATAAGCGCACCCCTATATCTGTCAGCAAAGGCAAGGGCTACTTGGTGCTCAGTATTACCATGCACTAGGGCGCGTTCTACGGGGCTTATAGGCTTTGATTCTATCGAATCGATTGAAGGCTCTAGCTCTAATATTTTTCGAGCCGCAGAGGCTTTTTCAATAGCTTTAGCGGCTTTAATTCTGGCTTCTTCAATATCATAGGCCATTGAGATCCTCCTCGTACTTGGGTGGATTTGGGGTGATCTGAAGCACATAGCTTCTCATTGTTAGGGGGCAATTAATATTTATTTTCCCACTACCAATTAAAAGCAACTGCTCGATGCGGTCGATGTCTTCCTGTGTAAGCGTCATCATTTTGTCGCTCCCTCAGCCATAGACACAATGTAAATAAACCAATCGCGCGGTATCAATCCAGCATTAAATAATTCTGCCGCGTTGTCTTTTAGGCGATTAGCCTTTAAAATCTTTTCGTTGTTTGTGTTTTCGGAGGCCGCCTTTGCCGAGGCGGTCTTTTTTATTGGTGAGCTCATACTTTTCTCCTCACACATTTGCTTTGATGGTGCGAGATTCGAGCCATGCATCAAGGTCTGATCTGCGATAGCGGACTTTCGCGCCAACCTTAATAAATGGAATGTTGTAGCGACCGTTACAACGCCAGACGGCTAGAGTCCCGTCAGCAAGGCCCAGGTGAATAGATGCCTCTTTGTCACTTAATAAATCTTGAATCAATACTGTTTTGGTATTCATGTTTAACTTTCGTAATATCTGGCACATCGCCATAAACGAACGTTAAAACCCCACTCAATAGCTAGCGTCGCTAAGTGAGGAAAAATAGTGAAGTAGGCAAATAAAAAAGGGAGGCTTATAGCTCCCCATGAATCCAAATAACTCGGAAGATTTTTTTATAAAACCTAACTAGATTCAGTCCAATACCTTTCGACTGTTTTTCTACTTACGGCCTTGTACGTTATGTCATCCACTACAAATTCGTAACGTAACCCAGCAGCGATATTGCCGCTCTCTATTATTTTAATGTCTTCAGATCCATTAATTGCAGACGCTAAGAATTGATCAAGAGTTCTTTCCTCCCCAACTTTAGACAATCTCATAATTCTTTTAATCTCTTTGATATAAGGCCTTTCAGCTTTAGGTCTTTTGCACTTGGCATTCTCTCTATTAACCTTGCACTGGTTGATCCTCTCTTTTGCTAACGGCACAACAAAATCATCCCGATCAATCATTAGGCGGCGCAACTTAAGCCATTCAACATGAAGCCTCAACATATCCTTATCTAAATTGATTAAATTGATCCTTCTCTCAACCAATTCATTCTTGGCTTCACAAGGCTCTAGATTTTCGAGCCAGGTATCAAAATCGGGGAGATTAAAACCCCATGCAATTGCAACCTTTTGCATCAAGGATTGTTGTGCCCTGTCTTCATACAGCCATGAGTCCTGGCCAATGTATTGAGTTCCCAATAGCCCTGGATCGCTATCGGGATGATTAATTAAAAAAGTTTCGCCCTTAATCAGCTTGCGCTTAAGAACGGGCTGAATAATCTTTTTGGAGATCTTCTTAATCATTTTCCTTTACCCCCTCAACGATTGCAAAAATGGCATCGGTTGCTTTATTTACCGACTCCCTGACGGGAGAGGCTTGCAGGGTATTTTCGAGCCTGGCATAAATAGCGGTGGCTGCTTGGCTCTTATGGTTAAGGCTCTTACCAATAATCGTTAAACTTGCGCCCGTCATGGCTTGCCAAGAGCCCAGCGTTCTCCTTAAATCGTGCAAGGTGACACCGTTAGCTACTTTGCGCCCGTAAGGTATTCCTGCCCGCTTCATCACTCTCATAAGTGCTTGTTTTGGATCTGAAATATGTCCTGCCTCACAATCGGCCGCAAAAACATATCCATTTTTGGTTTCTTCTTCACGACTCTTTAATAACTGCACCGCCTGATTCGATAAAGTGACAATTTGTGGTTCATCATTTTTGGTTCGCTCAATGCGCCATGTTGCATTGGTAAGGTCAATATCATCCCAATGCATCTCAATTAAATTACCCCGCCTAGCTCCGGTGAGCATCGCCATGAGGATAAAGTCACGCATCACAATGCTGGGCTCATCTTTAAGGGCTTGAAAGAATCGAGGCAACTCATCCGTAAGCAGGAAACGATCTCTTTTGACTACGCTACCAGCTATTTTGATATTAGATGCAGGATTGAATTGCAATCTCTCCCATTCAACCGCCTTACCAAGAATGGAGCTCATTAAAGCCTTTATCTGCCTTTGAGTTCCGGCGGATTTACCAGCCTTAGCGGCATCATCAATCACTTCACGGATTGCGGCTCTATCTAGCTTGGTGAGCTTCTTTTTTCCTAATGGCTTCTCAAGATAATCTTTAAATCGTTGCTGATCCGAATCCCAGCTTTTTTTATGCTTTCCATGTCTTTCACCATAAGTCAGAAAGAACTCCGCGAGTGTAGGTTCTTTTTTAAACTCTCTGCGTATGGCTGCTGGGTTGATCCCATGCGTAAATTCTGCCAGCGCCCTAGTCGCTTCATTTCTTGCTTGCTCAATAGTCATATCAGGAAAAGAACCTAGTTTTATCCAGGCCATACCTTCAGATCGCTTCACAACATAAAAGGTCTTTGTACCGCTAGAGGTCACTCTGATTGCCAGTTTTGGGATTTCAGCGTCGTAGATAGTGAGACGCTTTCCAGGGTCAGGCAAACCAATTGCTAAAAGCGCGGTTTTAGAAAACTTAATCCTCATATTCACCCCTTCGGATTCTTAATTCGTAGTTATTCGGGCTAGCATCGGGCTAGCATTGGCTATCAATTTAGGTTAATTTATATGCTAGCCCATAAATGAGATATTACACTAAAACCCTGTAAATGTATGGTTCTAGCAACAATTATTAATAAGCATTAATCCGTAAGCATGGCTAAAAATTCGGACTGTTAATCCGTAGGTCCCTGGTTCGAGCCCAGGTCGAGGAGCCAAAT